CCGGACCCTCCCGCCACGCCCGTCATCAGACGGGTCATGCTACCGATGGCTTCCACTCGCGTTGGACTTAAGGCTGTTTGTGCCATGATCCCTCCTTTTAATCCGCCACAGCGGCGGCAAAGACGTGGACCACGCCATTATCTTCATTGGTCTCGCCGCTCACCGAAGAACGGTTGTAGACGATCTTGGAAATCCCGCGAATCTCGTGCAGTTCCGCCACGTAATCGTGGCCCAAGTCCTGCTCCGTATCCTCGCTGAACTTCGAGGTCTGTCCCCAGACCACCGCCCCTGCCTGTGCCCCCATCAAGAGGCCGTGGCCCACTTGGATGGTCGAGGCGATCAACTGGGTCCGATCCCACTCATAAATCAGCACGCCGTTCCAGGAACCCTTGAAACTGGCTCCGGTATAGAGGACGTGGCTGTTGTTGGAGGCAATCGGCGGGACGTTCAACTGCGCGTTCTTCCAGGCGGCATCGTTCGTGATCATGTCCCGCACACTGTAGGGATGATGCACGCTGATGAACCACTCCTGAAAGGACTGCCCCACCTGGATCTTCATCGGGCGAATCTTCGCTGTGGCATTGACGGTAATCAACGCCTTGCGCTTCCCGATGTCCAGCATGTTCGTGGTCAGTTGGTCTGCCACGTTATCCACGTTTCCCAACGCGGTCGTATGGGTGGCGTTCCAGTTGGAATCCGCCGCGCCATACAGGTACCGCCCTCGGACCCGTCCGGTCGCGGTATCGACCATCGCGGTCATAATGTCATCTTCGAGTTGCTGCTTGGACTGATCGACCAAGGCTTCACGGACCTGCATCAACACGTCCCAGGGGACGCGCTTCTGCGACATCGGCACATCCTCGACCTTGACCACCTGGCGGTCATTGTCGATGGTGATGCGCTGTCCGTAGAAGTCCACGCGGCCTTCGTTCCCGGTGCCCTTGTTGTTGCCGGTGACGTGCCCGCCCTTGAGTTGGCTGCGAATGCCGATGGTGATGGCATCGCCTGGCTTCTTATTGAGATCCATCTTGACCTGAATAGGCATGTCTGAGCTTTCGCCCATGACGTGCGCCCACCAGAGTTGCTGCAAGTATTCTGCAGCGATGCCTGTTTCCCACTGTTCCGCAGTGAGATCGTGTCCCGTCAGGACTTCTGTATATGCCATGAATGCCTCCTACTTATTGGCGCGAGGCTCCCCACGGAAAGACGGCGCGAAAATCCAGCCGCGCAGGGGCGTCTGACTTCTGTTCCGTCCGTTCCGAGCCGCCTCGCACGTTCCCCAAGGTGTTCGTCGCCGGTCCCGGCTTCGTTTTTAACCCCTCAAGGATTTCTTGTTTCAGTTTCGGTGCGAGTTCTGCTTCCATCTTCTTGCGGATTTCCTCCGGTGTGCGGCCATATTTCTCGCCGTCCTGATGTTCTTTCACGACGGCAATGGCCTCCAGCACTGGATCGTCCGCTTGCATGACTCTCTCCCGTAGCCGTGGTGATTTGCTTTGCAAGACCATGTACGGGCTGTCTTGGTTCCACACCGTCTCCATCACGAACTGTTCGCCGTATTGCCGGACTGCCGCATGATGGGACGCACGAATGCGTCCTTTCGTGTCGGCATCGGTGGCGACCTGATCGGATGTCGGGAGGGCTGGTTCCTCATACGTGCCATCGAGTTTCTTCTCGATGCGCTCTAACCGCGACTGAAGCTCCGCTTCGCGCCGTTCAGCATCAAGACGAGCTTTGTGCTCTTCGTGCCAACTGCGCTGCGTATCCTTCAGACGCTTCTCTACCACCTCGTCTTTCGGTTTCTCATCGGACTTCAGTTCCGTCGGCGGAGCCTCTTTCTGAACTTCCGTTTTCTTCTCTTCCGGCTTCGTCTCGACCACAGCAGCGGCCTTCGGGGCTTCGGCCACCACGTCCACCGGCTTGTCCACAGGCTTCTCCACCGCTTTGGGCGTGAGCTTCGTGATGAAGCTCCCCAACGGCACGGTCGCGGGTGGCTCTTTCGTGGCGGTGCTCATGCTTCCACCGTCTGATTTTCGAGGGCAAAGGTCTTCATCCTGGCATCGCACGTCTCTTTCGCCTTCGCAATCTCGGTTTGGAGTTCCGGTGTGAGCTTGTCCACGACCTGCCAATTCCCTCCGACCGACATCAAGGCTCCAACCCATTCCATCGGCACATCGCAGTAGGCGGGGCCTTGTCGCTCAGAACTGCGTTCAAACACCAGTTCCTTATCGAGCTTTTGACTGTTGGAGATCAACGGAATCGGGAGCGCGACCGCTTTGTGCGTGCCCCGAAAATGCCCCACAAACTTCATCTTTACGCTCGCCCGACTCTCTTTCTCGATTTTCTCGACTTTCTCAACCGCCATGACGCCCATCCTTTCAGGAAGACCCCGCAGGGTCGCTGGTTAGGTGTAAAACTTCCGCTTCCGAATCTTCAGAATCCGCTCGCCCGTGTCATAATCGTCAATCACCTCATGCACTTCATGCTTATGAATCGCCTCGATGTCTCCATCGAACTCCCGCGCCAAGAGCCGCTGATTCAACTGCGTAATCCGCTGCGGGTCTTGCAATTCCTCGTCGCTATGCTTAATCCGTATCTCCCGCATCGTCAGCCTTCTCCTTATCCGCTTCGGTCTTGGCCATCTTCGCTTTATGGTCGAGCACGTTGGCGATCATGTCGGAATGCAACTGCGTCCCGTGGGTAATGAGTTCCACTTCCTGCCGCTTGTCGTTCATCCGCTCGACCGAGGCTTGCTTCTGCATCGCTGCCGCCATGCCCGCCTTCTTGCCAGAGGGCTCGCCTTCGGTGAGTTCGTACTCCGCGAGTTCGGGCATGTTGAGCTTCTTGGCAGCGAACACGGCCTTTTCCTGTGGCGTCATGTCGGACCAGTTCAACGTCAGGCTGATCTTGGGTTCGGGCGGAGGCGCGGCGGCCATCTGATCGAGCAGCTTCATCAGTCCTTCTTTTTGCTTTGGCTTGATGTTCGAGAGTTCCAACAGGAACCGCGACGGGCCAGACCCCAGCGGGAGAATCTGCGGGAGCAGGTCCGCGATAATCTGGAACTGCTCGCTCTGCAACGTGAGCGAATCTTCCACGTCAGAAATGACGAAGTTGAACGCCATGTCCCGCATGGCGGCCAAGCGGTCTTTTGGGACCGACACTTCCTTCGCGGCGTTCGGGTCATCGGTAATCTGGAAGATCAAGTCCTCGGTGAAGTGCTGACTGACGAGCCCCCACACTTTCTTGAGCTTGATACGCCGTGAGCGACGGATGTTCGTGAACAGCGGCATATTGACCAGATCGGTTGCCATCTGCTCACGGGCTTTGCCGACGCCGCTCCGCATCTGGGAAGCGGCCCCCTGGTTCGTGGGGTCGTCGCCAGAAACCATGTTGAACGCCTGCTTGCTTTCGGCGTGCATGGACATCTGGGACGCGCCCATATCCTGGTTCTTAATCAGTTCGATCTCATCGAGCTTGCGGACCTTCATCACGCCATCGGGTCTGGCCTTCTCACTCGCAAACTCCGCCCAATCCTCGACCGCGTTCTGGCCCACCACCGCTTGATTCGTGGAGAGCAGGTGCAGGGCCTTGGACCGGCGCTTGTTGATTTCCTTGGAGATACTGACCAGATTCCGCACCACCCCAAACGGCTCTCCCGACTTCTTGCGGTCGCCGTAGTAGGGGATGAAGGGAAACATCCCGTCTTGATCTTGGAAGCGGTCGTGATAGATCAGCAGGCCCCCACAGTAGATGCCGAGCCACATCTCTTCGCTCTCGACCTTCTCCAGCGTGCTGCCTTCCGGGGCTTGGCTCATGGCTTGGCGTGGACCGAGGTAATCCAACTCCACCCGCACGCCGTCCGGCGTAATGACGACGCGCTTCATCACTTTGCGCTTGAAGTAGATTTCGACGGGCCGGAGCCGCTGCCGATAGGGGTCAAAATAGTTCCAGTGCGCCTGCTTCATCACCGTGGGATCGACGATGCCGTAGACGTTCGAGAGATTGTAGGTGGAGCAGCACGCCCGCAGCGCCGAGGCTTTATCAGGCCAGAGCGCGATGGCGTCATCGAGGTCGATAGGCTTAGACCGCGCAATGAACTTCGCGTCCTCGTTCCAGTCGTAGCGACGGGAATGCGGGTCTGGGAAGATGTAGAAGGGGTTTTCGTTCCGAATCGTGATCTTCGTATGGCCCAAGGGGTCAGGATACGAACAGGCTTCCAGGACGCCGAAGCCGCCGATGAACTTGTCTTTAACGACTTCACCTTCCTCGAACTCGGTGCCATTGGTTTGATCGACCCAGCGGAAGATATCAGAGGCGGCATTGGCGGTCACTTCATCGACCGAGACGTTCCGCCCCATCGTTTGCACGGTGCTGTGCTGGCGTTGGAACTGGCCCAGCAAGCGTTCGACTTTGGGTTTAATCAGGTTTTCGGTGACGACCGGCTGGCCGCGTTCCTCCAGCATGGATTGCTCAAAGGCCGTCCATTGATCGCCTTCGTAGAACTGAAAGTCCTCGTCCGCGTGCTTCCGCCAATCCTTCCAATGAGGAGACAGGACCGAGGACAGAAACATCTTTTCGAGACGGCAGACCGTCTCACGCTCGCTTTCGCGTGTGAGGCTGTATTCAGAAACGTTGAGGGAAGAGCCGTAGGAGGTCGCCAATAGGACTCCCTGGTGATCCAGGGAGCTTCAGGCCGACCTGAAGGGACTGGTGGAACTGGTCTGCTACTACACTACTCTACGCCGACTTGTCAAGTTTCCGTGTACTGAGGATGATATCCACCATCCTGAG